GAACAGGCATGATACTCGGCGACACTATCGGCGCGGTAACATGGAAGCAAGGCGTCTCAGACCTCGCTGATACAGTCAAGGTCAAGCACATCTCCGGTGGCTGGTCTACGCTCGGGCTGAAGTCTTATCAGCAGGGGCGTGGATCGTTTGAAGGAACAGCGCAGCATGGGATATGGCTTGATGAGGAGCCTGATTTGGCGGTCTATGGCGAGTGCATCATCCGCACAGCTACAACTCACGGACTCGTCATGCTGACATTCACCCCGCTTGAGGGTCTATCCGACACAGTCATGTCATTCCTGCCCACTGAATACCGGATAGACAAACATGCCTGAAATCAGCCCGTCAAAATACACCGTCTTCGCGGGATGGGATGATGTCCCGCATTTGGACGCTGACACCAAGCGCGAATTGCTGGCATCAACCCCGCCTCACTTGCGCGACGCACGGAGCAAGGGGATTCCGTCGCTCGGCTCAGGCGCAATCTATCCCGTTCCAGAGTCCGAAATCACCTGCGACCCATTCCAGATTCCAGACCACTGGCCCCGCGCATACGGCATGGACGTTGGCTGGAACCGCACCGCTGTAGCATGGGGCGCATGGGACAGGACAACGGACACCATCTACCTGTTCTCCGAGCATTACCGTGGCCAGGCCGAGCCATCCATTCACGCATCAGCCATCAAATCGCGTGGAAACTGGATTCCAGGGGTCATTGACCCGGCAGCACGCGGCAGGGCGCAGACTGACGGCGAATCATTGCTGGACACCTACAAAGACCTCGGCCTGCTGATACGCAAGGCAGACAACAGCAGGGAGGCCGGAATCTATGCGGTGTGGGAGCGGCTCAGCACTGGGCGGCTGAAGGTTTTTCGCACCATGCAAAACTGGCTGGCCGAATATCGCATCTACCGCCGCGATGAGAAGGGGCATATCATCAAGGAAAATGATCACATTATGGATGCGACCCGCTATTTAGTGATGGGCGGGATTGCTATATCATGCACAAAACCGAGCGATGAAGAAGATGAGTACTATCACAACGATTCCGGCAGGTCAGACGTGGGTGGCTACTGATGATTGATGAATACGACGACACCGAGTCGGAATCCAAGCCTGACGCCATCGCCCGCATCACGGAATTGATGGATTCCAGCAATATCGCACTCGACATGGATGCTGAGGAACTTGCCCGCATCGGTCAGCGCGTTGTTGATGAGTACGAAAACGACCTGAACAGCATGGAGTCATGGCTCGTCGGCTACCGCAAGGGTCTGGAGCTGTCCAAGTTGACCATCGGCGAGAAAAACACGCCATGGCCAGGCGCTGCAAACGTCAAATATCCGCTGATTGCCAATGCCGCCATGAAGTTCAGCGCCCGCGCATATCCAGAGATTGTGCGAAATGGCGAGGTTGTTTCCTTCCGCACGGTTGGCAAGGACGATCAGGACGAGAAGCACCAGCGCGGCAAGCGGGTTGCCCAGTACATGAACTGGCAGCTGATGGTTCAGATGCAGGACTGGGATACCGACATGGACAAGATGCTGACCATGCTCCCTGTCGTCGGCCAGATGTTCAAAAAGACCTATTTCGATCCACTGCTGCAACAGAACGTTTCCGAGTTGGTGCTCGGTGATAAGCTGGTCGTGAATCAGCAGGCCAAGTCGTGGGACAAGGCCCGCCGCAAGACGCACACGTTTGAGATGTACGAAAACGACATCATCGAACGGCAGCGCATGGAAATATACCGTGACTGCGATCTTCGCAACGAATCGAACGAAGAAGCGCCGGACGACAGCATCTTTGAAATCCTGGAGCAGCACCGATTCCTTGACCTTGATGATGACGGATATGAAGAACCGTACATTGTGACGGTTGAGAAGTCGTCATCCAAGGTTCTGCGCATCGTCCCGCGCTACACCGATGAATCAGTGCAGATTGACCAAGAAAAGAATCGCGTTGTCCGCATTACGCCGGACGAGTACTTCACGCCTTATGGTTTCCTGCCATCGTTCGATGGCTCCCTGCATTGCGTCGGCTATGGCCACCTGCTGTATCCGCTGAACGAATGCATCAACACGCTGATTAACCAACTGATGGATGCTGGTACGCTGGCCAACATGCAGGGCGGATTCATCGGCAAGGGCTTGCGGTTGCGCGGTGGGCCAATGCGGTTCCAGCCTGGCGAATGGAAGCCGGTAGACGCAACCGGAGAAGACCTGGCGCGCAACATCGTCCCCATTCCAACCAAGGAAGCCAGCCCGACATTGTTTAACATGCTCGGGATGCTGATTGAATCCACGAATGACCTCGCATCGGTCAAAGATGTAATGTCCGGAGACATGCCAGCCAATACGCCAGCGACAACCGTGCTGGCCATGATTGAGCAAGGGCAGAAGTCGTTCAATGCCATTTACAAGCGCATATGGCGCAGCCTGACCGAGGAACTGCGCAAACTGTTCAAGCTGAACGGCATCTACCTCGACCCGCAAGAATACTTGAATATCATCGACGAGCCGCAAGCTGACCCGCAATCCGACTTTGAGATGGACGGGCGCGACATTATCCCGGTGGCTGACCCTGCCGTCAGTTCCAACGCACAGCGCATGGCGCAGTCTCAGGCCGCCATGTCGGTATCCGGTCGGCCCGGCGTGAATGAAGCGCTGCTGACGAACGACTACCTAAAATCCATCGGCCACACCAAGGCTGACATGATTGCTCCGTATGACCCGCAGGAGCAGGAACAGGCTAAGGCGCAGGCCATGCAACAGGCGCAACAGCAGCAGGAAATGCAGCAGTCGGTCATTCAGGCTCAGGCACAGAAAGAGTTGTTTGACTCGCACATGAAAGAGCGCGAGATGGCACTGAAGGAAGCTGAACTCGACCTGAAGCGCGAGAAACAAGAATCCGATGAGGAAATGAACGAGGCGAAAATCCAGCAAATCGTAATCAGCACTATTCAGCAAGTGCTGCAAGTCGCTCCGGGGTTACTGATTCCTGGAGCGCAGATGATACAACCAGCAGTTGAATCAGCAGAGGAAAAAGAGAATGAGCGACCTGAACAGCCCGAGTTTGACTACAGAGCAATGGGAGGCATGGAAACGCCACCCGGTAACGGAATTGGTGATGGCGCAATTGACGGAGCATCGCAACCATCAGGAGTCGATAATGAAGGAGCAGGCGCTTTCAGCTTTCCTGAATCCGCATACGACGCTTCAGGACTCAGCCCTGACGATATCGAGCAAGTCGGCTTACCTTCAGGGATTGACGGCGCTGATTGAACTGGATTACGAGGGCGTAGCCAATGAGCAATAACTCAGGCATCACGCCGGTCGAATACAAGTGCCTCGTCCTGCCGGAAAAGGTCGAGGAAAAGACGCAGGGCGGCATCCTGTTGTCGGCCAAATTGCAGGAACAAGACCAACTCTCCGAAACGCGCTGCACCCTGATTGCATTGGGTGGCATGGCGTTCGAGGACTGGAAAGACGGTCAACTGCCCAAGGCTGGCGACCGCGTCATGATTGCAAAATACAGCGGCATCCTGTGCCGTGGAAACGACGGTGAGGAATACCGCGTTATCAACGACAAGGACATCATAGCCATCATCAGCCCCGAGGTTAAGCCATGACCGACCATGCAGAAGACCTGTCGCAATTTGACGTTGCGATGGATGAGCCTGAACACGCCGACATCGTTGAAGCACCTGACACGCAAGACGATGCGCCCGCCATTAGTTACGAAGAAAAGCGCGCCCGCGTCATGGGATGGCGTCCGCGAGAAGAGTTCAAGGGCGACCCAGATAAATGGGTTGATGCTGTTCAGTTTGCGGAAAACGCAGATAAGTCTCTTCCGCTGGCCAAGGCTGAAGCGCGCCGCGCACTGGAGTTGGCTGAACGGTCAGCGGCTGAAGCTGGGCAACTCAGGGAAACCGTAAAAAGACTGACGGCATTTAATGCGAAGATCGAGGAGGATGCCTACAACCGCGCACGCGAGCAGTTGCGCCGGGAGTTGATTGAGGCTCGTCATTCGTTCGATGCCGACAAAGAACTGCAGGTAGAGGACCAACTGCGCGCCCTGGACTACGAACAGCGCACCCGGGCGACACCGCAACAGCGCGAACCTGAGCCTGCCGCACCGAGGGTTGACCCCGAGGTTGCTGGCTGGCTGGAAGATGCCGGTAAAACATGGGGCAAGAACCCGAGGGCTGTGCAGGTGTCACAGGTAGTTGCGCAAGAACTGCGAAACAATGGCGAAGATTCTACCGGTGTTGCATTTCTTGAAAAAGTCAAGCACTCTATGCGTAAGGAGTTCCCGCAGTTTTTTGACGGAATGACCAACGAACGGCGCAGTAACCCGCCACCGGTGGCATCTGGAGCAGGAGCCGCACCGCGCAGCAAGGGCAAGACTTTTGCCGACTTGCCAGCCGATGCAAAACAGGCGTGTCGCGATTACGTCAATCGCAAGTACATGACTGAAGCGCAGTACGTCAAAGAATATTTCGGGAGTTAAGCCATGAGTCGTGAGCAACGTGATGTGAGCCGTGCCGATGCAGGCCGGAAAGAGCGCCTGCCATTGGGCATCAAGCGCAGTAAGATGGCCGTCAAAGACAAAGAAGACGGTTATGTTTACCGCTGGATCAATGACAGCGTGGGGCGCATCAGTGATGCGCAGAACGGCGGTTATGAGTTTGTCGCAAGTGCCGTAGTCGGCGAGGGTGACATCGCAAACCGGAATCAGTCCGTCGGTAGTGACCGGGTGAGCCGCATTGTTGGCAAAGACGACAACGGAAACCCCACCACCGCCTACCTGATGCGAATCAAGCAAGAGTGGTACAAAGAGGATCAGGCCAACAAGCAAAAAGGCATTGATGATCTCGATGCTGCCCTCAGACGCGGACAGGCAAAGCCTGTCGATAATGGCTACATCCCGGCGCAAGGCATCAATATCGGTGCGCGCGCTGGCTAACTAATCGAGGCCTATCATGGCAAATGCTGATACCCCGTTCGGGTTCAAGCCCGCTCAACACCGCAACGGTGCGCCATACAACGGCGCTGCTCGTCGCTATTCCGTTCCCGCATCTGACGGCACCGCCATCTACATCGGCGACCCGGTCAAACTGGCAGGCACTGCTCAAACTATCGACGGTCAGGTTTATGCCGATGTCGCCCAAGCCGCTACCACCAATGTCGTTGTCGGCGTTGTGGTCGGTGTTGTGGCTGATACCCGCGACTCCCTGACCTACCGCGCCGCATCCACTCAGCGCGTCCTGTTGGTGGCCGATGATCCTGCTTTGTTGTTTGAGATTCAGGAAGTGTCCGGTGGAACCGCTCTGGCTGCGAACGACATCGGCCTGAACGCCGCATTTGTCGTCGGATCCGGTTCGGCTGTTACTGGCCTATCCGGTGTCGAACTGAACAACAGCGGCGAGAACACGACCAACACGCTCGACGTGCAAATCATGGGCTTGGTGTCTCGCCCTGATAACGCTGTCGGCGAACATGCAAAGTGGTTGGTTCGCCTGAACAACCATCAGCACAGCAACCAAGTGGCGGGGGTGTAAAATGAGCGTTATCTCTACTGGTACTCACCCGAAGGCACTCTGGCCTGGCGTCAAGGCCTTCTTCGGTGCTCAGTACGACAAGCACGCTGCTGAGCATCTTGACCTGTTCGAGACCGACACCAGCGACAAGGCGTATGAAGAAGACGTCCTGACCACTGGTTTTGGTCTGGCTCCGATCAAGACTGAAGGCGGCGCTGTCTCGTTTGACACCGAAACCCAAGGTTTCACCAAGCGCTACACCCATGCCGCGATTGCTCTCGGTTACATCGTCACGCACGAAGAACTGAAGGACAATCTGTACAAGGACAAGGCATTCAAGCGCGCCGCTCAACTGGCGTTCTCGATGTATACGACTAAGCAGACCATTGCCGCCAACGTGTACAACCGCGCCTTTAACAGCTCGTACACCGGTGGTGATGCTGTCGAACTTCTGAGCGCCTCGCATCCGACTCGCTCCGGCCTGCAATCGAACATCATTGCAACCGCCGCTGACCTGTCGGAAGCTGCCATCGAGGATTTGGTCATCCAGATCATGCAAGCCAAAAACGATCGTGGCCTGCAAATCAATCTGATGCCGGAATCCCTGATTGTCGCTCCGGGCAATTATTTCGAGGCCAACCGCATCCTGCAATCGGTGCAGCAGTCCGGCACCGCGAACAACGATGCCAACATCCTGCGCGCCAACGGGGTCATTCCCAAGGGCGTAAAGGTCAACCATT